GTATGAAGGTTTTCCCTCACCAAGAGAATTTTATTAGTCTTTTGGAAAAGGGTGAGCCTGCCTGGTTGCATCCTTCTATGGTGTATGAACCTGCGTCTCGTAATAGGGTTTTGATTAATATTCCCCCTGAGCACGCCAAGTCCACCACTGTGACTATCAACTACTCAACTTATAGGATTGCGCTTAATCCTAATATTCGTATCATCATTGTGTCTAAAACTTTGTATAAGGCACGCGAGTTTGTGTACGCTATTAAGCAACGTTTGTCTCATCCTAGGTGGCAGAAACTGCAGGCCATGTACGGCCCTGACGGTGGCTGGCAAGAGGATGCTGATACTTGGCGCACTGACACAGTGTACCTTGGTGCTGAGGCTAGGGATTCCTCTGAGAAGGACCCTACCATTCAGGCTCTTGGTATGGGTGGACAGATTTATGGTGCACGCGCCGACCTCATTATTTTGGACGACTGCATTACTGGTGCCAACGCGCACGAGCATGAAAAACAAATCAAATGGTTGCAACAAGAAGTTATCACACGTCTTGGCAAAAACGGTAAACTACTTATAGTAGGAACACGTATTGCATCAAACGATTTGTACCGCGAACTCCGTAACCCTGAACATTGGTCTGGGGGTAAAACCCCTTTCACCTATTTGGCTATGCCAGCAGTTCTTGAGATTGCGGATAAGTGTGACGACTGGGTGACGCTCTGGTCCAGAAGCGACCGTCCTTGGGACGGTGACGAGGACACCACACCTGATTCTGAAGGATTATATCCAAAGTGGGATGGTCCTGCGCTTTACCAACGTCGCTCAGAAGTCACACCCTCAACCTGGGCAATGGTATACCAGCAACAAGACATTGAAGAAGACTCCATCTTCCCACCCCTGTGTGTGCAAAGTTGCGTAAACGGTATGCGCAAAACAGGTCCTATACGTTTCGGTGCCCCAGGGCATCCCGATGATGGCAACTTTAGAATTGTTATGGGCATGGACCCTGCAATGTCTGGTGCCACAGCAGCCGTCATTGTGGCTGTAGATGTTGAAACAAAACAACGCTACATCCTTGACGCTGTAAACATGACCGAACCAACCCCAGCAAAAATCAGAGACCTGATTGAAGACTGGGCTATCAAATATCAACCTAACGTGATTGTTGTGGAGAAAAATGCGTTTCAGTTATTCCTTACGAAAGACGAAGCGATACGTGATTTTCTTGCTTCTCGTGGAATCGTATTTCGTGAGCACTTCACTGGTAACAACAAATGGGACGTCGATTTTGGGGTTGCATCGATGGCTCCTCTGTTTGGAACGTCTAGCGAAAACAAATTCGTTAGAGACTCCAACCTCATAGATTTACCTTCCACTGCAAGCAGTGAAGGCATCAAGGCTTTAATAAACCAACTCATAGTCTGGAAACCAGACATGAGAAAAAGTCAACCATTCGACATGATAATGGCCCTATGGTTCTGTGAAATAGTGACCAGGGAATGGGTTGAAAGAAACAACTCAGGTCAAAAATACATGCAATCAAAATGGCACTCAATGAAGCAGTTAAACAAAAGATATGTTGTAGACTTAGATGAAGCATTCGCTGAGCAACAACAAGAAATATACTACGGTTAAGGATAAAGATGGCAACACCTAGAAGATACATTAAACGTGCCAACATCAACTATAATCCCTCCAGCCAGGCTTTCAATGAACTAAGTAAAGCAGCAGGTAAAATTGTGCCTAGGGCTGCAAATATTGCTCGCAATGTTGGACAGGTAGCATTACCTATTCCTGGTCCTAAAAAAATTGTTGCTGGAACAAAAGTTGTTAACAAAGTAGTTAAGGCTGTAACAAACAAAAAGAAAGTAACTAAAACTTCCAGGGGTTCAAGCCTGCCAATTCCTGGTATGGGTGTTAAAGGCAAGGCAGAACGCACTAGGGTAACTAATTCTAAATTTGATGAAAGAATTACAAATATAGAAAAAAACTTGAAGCAAGCAATAAAAGAAGGAAAAAGTTCTTTTCAAGTAAACAAACTTAGAGGAGAACTTAGAAAAGTAAAAGTTCAACAAAAAAGTTTTAACCAAATGTATAACAAAGGAAAAAAATAATGCCAAAAGTACAAAAAGGTGCAGCAGACGCTGCCGCAAGACTTATAGCAAAATATGGTAAAGCAGCAGTTACTTCTGCTGTACGTAATTTTAAACCAGCCAAAGCAGTTAAAATTGAACCTGGTATTAAACAAATGAAAAAAGTTTTAAGTAACAAAAAATTATCTGGCACACAAGGTGGTAGACCAGTAACTTACACTGGACCTGTCCAATCTAAAAACGTTCGAAAAGTAATAAAAAAAAAGTAACTAACCCTAATCAACCTTTAAAGAATACTAAACTAATTCAAGAAGACCTTAAAAGGGCTGAACAAAGTAGAAACAAATACGGTTCTCAAGGCGAAGTTAATCTTGACTTTAAAAGAATGCAAAAATTAAGAGGTAAAAAGTAGTGTCATTAAACATAACACAAATAGCAAATAAGGTCGAGGCTTTAAAACGACGCAACGCATCACGCGATGCACGCATGGGCGACGTTCTTGAAGTACGTAGAGGCAACCTTGTTAACGTGTTCCCAGAAATGTTCCCTGAAGGTGCAACAAAGGCTATGATTGCAAACTTCGTTGACGTTGCAGCACGTGACGTCAGCGAGGTCTTAGCACCATTACCATCATTTAACTGCACATCATCCAACATTACTGACCGTGCCAAAAAATTTGCTGACACAAAAACACTTATTGCTAACAATTATGTACAATTCTCACGCCTACAAACCCAAATGTACCAAGGTGCAGACTGGTACGGCACCTACGGTTTCCTTCCAATCGTTGTTGAAGCAGACCAAGAAGCAAATCTTCCACGTATCCGTGTAGAAAACCCTCTCGGTTCATACCCAGAGTACGACAGATACGGCAGAGTAGTATCATTCACTAAACGTTACAGAAAAATCATTGCAGAACTAATCGCAGAGTTCCCAGAATTTGAACGACAAATCCTTAACGGATACAAAATAGACGAAATTGACCTTTATAGTGAACTAGAAATGATTCGCTACGAAGACAAAGACGTAATCTTACTGTATTTACCTAACAGAGGTAACCTTGTTTTAGCACAAAGTGACAACCCAATGGGTGAAGTCATGGTACGTATAGCAAGACGACCAGGAATAGATGACGAACCACGCGGACAATTCGATGATGTACTATGGGTACAAATCGCACGCGCACGTTTCGCCCAACTTGCAATGGATGCTGCAGAAAAATCCATCAACGCACCACTTGCTGTACCAAATGATGTCCAAGAGTTCGCTTTTGGACCTGATGCAATACTTAGAACTGCTCAGCCGCAGAACATTCGCCGTGTAGGCCTAGAGGTTCCACCTGCTGCGTTCACAGAAGCAGCGTTATTGCAACAAGAAATGCGAATGGGTGCACGTTACCCTGAAGGACGTTCAGGAAACATTGACGCATCCATCATTACAGGTCAAGGTGTACAAGCATTACTTGGCGCATTCGATACACAAGTAAAAACAGGACAACAAATCCTTTCAGACACCTTTGAAGACATAATGCAACTATGTTTCAAAATGGATGAGAAACTATTCCCTGGCACAAAAAAGATTTCAGCCACATCTGGTGGTGCAAAGTTCGAAATAGACTACGATTCACGTAAAGATATTAACGGTGACTACGGTATCCAAGTACGATACGGTCTAATGTCAGGACTTGACCCATCTCGTGCACTAATATTCTCGCTACAAGCACTAGGTGCAGACCTAGTATCAAGAGATTTTGTTATGCGCGAACTACCTTGGTCAATGAACGTAACAGGTGAACAACAATCAATTGATGTTCAACGTATGCGTGATAACTTAAACACAGCAATGTCACAACTTGCCCAAGCAATACCTCAAATGACAGCACAAGGACAAGACCCTTCAGAGTTAGCAATGAAAATGGCTGCAGTTATTAAAGCACGCCAGAAAGGTACTGCAATAGAAGTAGCAGTTAGCGAAGTATTTGCTCCTGCACCTGCTCCAGCACCTACCCCACAAGTTGCCTCTGAGGTTCCTCCAATGGCACCAGTTGAGCAAGCCGTCCCCTCTGCTCCTGGTCAAGCCGCCTCAGAGGCCCCTCAACCACAGCAAGCACCAGCAGGATTACAAGAACTACTTTCACAATTAGGACAATAAATGGCTAAAGAAGTTGTATCAGGCGTCGGCAGTCAGTCTAAAAGAACAGACCAAAACCCTTCCAAACAAGCAATGCGTTACTATGCTGGTGGAAAATATGGTGAAGGTAAAGCCTTATTAGAGCAACAACAAGGTGCACCAATGGCAGGTAAAGTTAAATCAGCCACACCACAACAAACTAAACAATCAATCTTTTCACAACTAACACCAATCACAGCACCAACTGAAAGACCAGATGAAGCACCAGAAGTTGGCATGCCTTTTGGTGAAGGACCAGGACCAACAGAAGTTGGTTTAAACATTGCATCAGGCAGACCTGACAACCCACGTAAACAAGACTTACAAAGACTAACACAATACTTACCAATAATAGAAAATGCTGCAAACCAAGAAGGCGCACCAATCACATTAAATAACTTTGTAAAATACTTACGGAGTTTATAATGCCTGGTGAAGTAACAAATTGGGCAGTAAATTTTTCTAAATACCTTGACGCATTCGGTTTTGACAACGGTGGTTTGGCTTGGGGATTAGCACACGCAGACGGTTTAACACCAGACGACCATCAAAACATTATAGATATTTTAACAAAGGAATACCCTGAATGAGTTTGCTCAACGATTTCACTAACTTTATCGAAAAAAACTTTAACACCCCAACCGAAGTTGCTCAACAAATTGATAGAAGACTTGAATCAGGCAAAGCATTACTTGGTGAAACTTTAGAATACGCAGCACCAGAAGGCACAAGAAGACGCGGCGTATTAAACAAAATGGCTCAAGTAGGACAAGCCGTAGGTGCTGGTCTTTCAACAGCAGCACTTTTAACAGATAAAGAAAACCCTGCATATAGGGATGGGTTTCAAATATCTGACATTGCAGAAACATATCGTGGACCTGCACAACAAATTTCCCCATCACAAGCAGTATTTGGTGCATCAGATATCCCACCATTTAATGTACCAAGAACATTATTTAATGTTGCAGAAGATTTAGGTTTCAATGTTCCAACAGGTGGGCGTAGAGACTTTGATATCTACAATGAAGAGCAACGCCGTAAAGCATTTGATGAAGAACTAATAGGAAAATTTTCAACAGGCGCATCAGACTTCATGGTCTCATGGTACGCTGACCCATTCGTTGTTACTGCCGAAGCAGGACTACTTGCTAAAGGTAAATACCTCACACCTAAAGTACCGTTAGGTGATGTTGAAGGTATTGCAAAAGCAACATCAACTAAAGGTGCATCAGAATTTATTGACTTTGCTTTAAACACAGATGCAACAGGAATATTAAAACATCCATTTGCACAAAAGTCATCTAACCCTGACGCTGTTGCTGGAATCTTCGGGGACATCAGTGTAGAAAACTATGGTATTAAAGCCAGACCAATTGCTGAAAACACTATGAGAGCAATGTTTGGTGACCCTAACGCATTAAAGTTTTTAGAAAAAGAAGCAGCATCAATTAGTGATATCATTGACAG